GGCGCTAGCGCCCCTTGGACTCGTGGCAATAACTGTCCCCTTGCTGAAAATCTAAACAAATCAGAGGGTGATTTACCCGATATTAAAACCATGGATGAAAAGGAGCTGCAGGAATATCTCCACAATATGGGACAGAAGGAACGAAGGGAACTGACAGCCAGGTTAAGGCTGGTAAAACCGAAGCGGAAAAAAGCATACAAGCAGTGTATTTCGGATCAGCAGCGCCTGCAGCTTGAGGCAGAGCTAAGTTCCAGAGGGTTCGATGGCAGCGAATCAGAGATTGACCTGCTTCTGCGCGGCGGCAGTATTCCGTCAGGTGCCGGGCTGCGTATTTTTTACCGGAACCATCGTCTGCAGGAAGATGACAAATGGCGTCAGTGGTACTAAGGCACCTTAGGTGGAGGGTTACAAACCAGCCAGACTCTTACCACGAATGCGGGCAACTTCATACTTAAGTCCAGCCGCTTTGGCCTCGCAAAGCCTTAAGGCTTTCAGCCATTGTTCTGTCGTAGGCTTACCAAATATGTCCTCCATTACCACAACCAAGTAAAGGCAGCGGCCAGTGCCAAGTTCGCCTGCAACCAGGCAGGCTGCGTTAGTTTCCGCCATAAGTTCAATACATGCTTTACGCATCGATTTGCCCCTTATCCCGTTGTCTCCTCTAAAGCATTGCACTAGAGCCATCTGTTTGAAACATAAAAAAACAATTTACATTTGACGGTTAATTATATACTGTATTTATATACAGTTGTTTTGAATGGAGGGGAAAATGCAGGACTATTTTTTGGAGTCGTTGAAGCTCCAGCGCATTGATTTTTTTGTGAAGCTTGTAGCGGCTAGTGAGTGCGATGATGAAGAGAAGCGGCTTGCTATCCAGTGGGTTTCGGAGCTGACAGATGAATTGATGGCGAAAATCCGTACTCATGAGTACAACCGTTCAATGGATCTCCCCAGTTAGATATAGGAACGTTGCTGGCGTTAGGATTAGATTTTAACGCCAGCAAGGTTGTACAACGAGCCATGCGAGGCGTTAGCGCTATTGTGCATGTCTATGCTGCATGAAAACGCATGATCGTTTGAGGATCGTTCTAGATGAGGCCCGCCAGCAATGGCGGGCTTTTGCTTATGCCATGCAGGCGCATGAAAACCGCTACATAAAGTGGGCAGGCGTGGCGGGGCTGCGAGCGCGCGCAGCCATTGATAACACATAAAATTTACTGCATAGTTGCCTTAATGTTGGGACTATTCTTATTGATAAGGTTGGTGTGTATGACTGCTCATATCGGTGATTCCAGTAAGAAAAAAATTGATTCTGGAAACGAAAGGCTCGCATCATTATTAGATGATGTTCAAAGAGGACAAATAAAGATACCTGCTTTTCAAAGACAATATGTTTGGACAGATGAACAGATACTTGGTCTCATAGATTCTATATATTGTGGGTATCCTGTAGGTTCATTGCTGCTTTGGTCTACAAAAACCCCATTGAAATTTGAAAGAAATGTTGGGGGTTTTGAACTTCCTGACATTAAAGAAGATTACCCTGTTAATTATATCCTAGATGGTCAGCAACGCTTGACAACATTATTTGGGGTTTTTAATTCTGATAAAAAAACAAATAATGTGGAGTTGGCGGCGCGATTTAATATACATTACTCCCCCTCGGAAGATAAATTTTATCATTATTATACAAAGCCTCATGATTTAAAAACCATCCCATTGAATTCCATTTTGGAAACAACGAAATTAATAGGCCAGCTTAAACAGTTTGAAGATTGGGAAGTTACACGGATTACTAATCTTGTGGATAGATTCAAAGATTATGATTTTCCGGTAGTGACAATTAAAGAAAGAACCGATCAAGAAGTTTGCAGAATCTTTCAACGAATTAACTCTTCTGGTACCAGTTTGAGTACGATAGAATTGTTGACCGCGTGGACATGGACAGAAACATTTGATCTCAGAACTGAAATTAATAATTTAAATGATTACCTTTCCACCAAAGGTTTTCAAGTAGATGAAGCGCTTTTAATGAGATGTTTAACATCAATTGTAAATAAAGAGATTGATTCAGAAACATTAATAAATGTGGAACCATCAGTCTTATCAAAAGCAGTAGAGCAATTAGATAAAGGTATAAAAAAAACAGTCGATTTTTTAGAGAAAGATTTGAAAATACAGAATTCAGTCTTTTTGCCATTCCCTATAATGCTTGTTCCCTTGGTTTATTTTTTCTCAAAGGTTGAGAGACCTACAGGCTATCAATACACTTCTATTAAAAGGTGGTTTTGGAATTGCGCTTTTTCCCAGCGTTATAAAGCAGGTACTAATGCTTTTGTTATGGAAGATATTAGTTTAATGGATAGCGCCATTCTTAGGTCTGATGCTGCATTATTATTTACAATGAAGGTTGAATCCGGGTTTTTTAGAAAGGCTTGGAGAATTAACTCTTCTGCAGCAAAAGCAACTATATGCCTCCTGGCACAATTAAATCCTCGTAGCTTTATTACAGGCAAAGTTGTCGATCTGGGAGTTGCACTTTCTGCATATAATGCTAGACAGTTCCATCACATTTACCCGAAAGCTTTTTTAAATAAGCAAGGGATTGGTTTTCATGAGTCAAATATTATTGCTAACATAGCATTTCTAACCGCTCAAGATAATAATCAAATATCTGATTCGGAACCCTCAGTGTATTTTAATAATATTCATGACGTTGAAAGGGATAAAATATTCGATTCAGCTTTGATTTCTAGTGGGTTGCGAGATGGTAAAGCTCCCTATAAGGATTTTATTGATCAGAGGGAGCGGGATTTAATAAATTATGCCCAACTTCTAATGAGTGGTAGGTGATGCAAGGGGCCTGGGCCCCTTTATTACTTAATTAAATTGTATTCGTTAAAAGTAATTATATTGTCGCCAAGCCATTCGTTTAATTGTTCCATTCTTCTTTGCAATGGTATTAGTTCGTTGCGTACAAATACTCTAGCCGCTTTCTCAACATCGCCGAACCCCCCAGCATTACTGGGCATTATTCCCATCATTTGCGGTGGTACGCGGTGCGCGGCCATCATGTCATCGCGGCTCACGTTCTTGATATTCAGAAATTCATCTTTCGCCGCCACCTCTGACAGCGGGATGATCTGAATCCCGTCTTTTTTGCCGTTGGGCGAGTACATGAAAAGGTTGCGGAAGTTGCCCGGGCCCTTGGCGCTTTTCATGGCCTGGCGGATATTGTTCACATCCTCCTGGTTCTGTGCGGCGTCGGTCATGTACATGATAAAGCCAGCATGGCTGCCGTTGATGTAATATTTGCGACGAAACAGCGTGGCGGACTCGTTGAGCAGGGCGGACGGAATGGCTGAGAGGTAGCCGGGTAACCCGTAAATTTCCTGGTTAATATCAGGCTCAAGAAGATGGAAAATGCTTCCCGGCGTGAATTCGTAGGGCGGCGTGGTGAATCCGTACTGCACAAACCAGTATGTCTCAAGGTCAACGCCGCGGCGGGTATATTTCGCCAGGGCTGGCTCCAGCGAGAGAACACCGCCGAGCCGGTTGGTCCGTTTCTCAAGGTAGGCGTTGCCGAATACCAGGTAGTCCTGCACGAAACGGGAAAAGGCCTGCTGGCTGAGCAAGCGGTGCGGGATATAGGTGCTGCTGAGAATGTCACGCTTAACGGCAATCGGTGAGCTGTGATGCACGGCGGCGCGGTAGGTGCGGGCCAGCCCGTCAAAACTCACCGGTGGTTCATACCAGCGGTCCATCTGCACGCACTCCACATAATCCAGCAGTTCCCGGCGGTCCAGTACCGGGATCGGGTCGCCAAAGCTGAATGCTTCTGCAGATACGCCGCTGCTCTGCTGAACGCTCTGTTTAGCTGCAGCGCGGTTTTTATTACTCTTGCCCATCAAAAAATCTCCACAATGTTGCTGGTATTGGCGGCTTCGCCCTGCAGCGGTTCGTTAAACAGTGCGTGCATCGTTGCCCAGGCCAGATCTGCGTGGCTGGCTTCTTCGCTGCGGCTGGCTTCGTAGGTGGGCCGGTTCCCGCTGGCGGTGGTGGCGCGCCGGATAGCCATAAAGGACTGCGCAATGTCGGTGTGCCCGGCGTCAAACTCCAGGCGTCGGTGGCTGATAATGTCGTATGCCTTAAGCACCAGGGCGTTTTTAACGTTGGGGTTGTAGACAAACTCCCGGACCGCCGGGAACCCTGAATATCCGCCGTGAGAAGTCCTGGCATCAGACAACCGTGGGGGAGGTTGTCAGGGAAATCGCGGCCCGCCATAACCTGAAAATGGCTATCGGGCAGGACTTGGCTGACCGGCCGCTGGATCACCTGGACCAGACAAATGAAAGTGACGCGAGTTTTCTGATGAAACTGGCGCGGCAGTACGGGGCTATAGCATCCGTCAAAGACGGCAACCTGCTGTTTATCCGGCAGGGCCAGGGGCGAACGGCAAGCGGTAAGCCGTTGCCGGTAGTGACCATCACCCGAAAGGACGGTGACGGGCACCGCTTTACTCTGGCAGACCGTGGCGCTTATACCGGGGTGATTGCCAGCTGGCTGCACACTCGCGAGCCAAAGAAAAAAGAAGTGACGAAAGTTAAGCGCCGGCACCGGAAGAAAACCGCAAAACCAAAGGAGCCGGAGGCTAAGCAGGGGGACTACCTGGTGGGGACGGATGAAAACGTGCTGGTACTTAACCGGACCTACGCAAACAGGGCTAACGCTGAACGGGCGGCAAAGATGCAGTGGGAACGGCTGCAGCGCGGGGTGGCGTCATTCTCGCTGCAGCTCGCAGAGGGTCGGGCCGATCTCTATACGGAAATGCCGGTAAAGGTCAGCGGCTTTAAACAGCCAATAGATGATGCGGAATGGACCATAACCACGCTGACCCACACTATCGGCCCGGATAACGGCTTTGTTACCAGCCTTGAGCTTGAAGTGAAAATTGATGATCTCGAAATGGAATGATTGGTTCTCATTATTGAATAATGGTGTATCATTATTGCGATATCAGCAAAGGTGAGGGGGAAACTATAATGATGAACTGCCCATTATGCGGACTGGCAGCACATACCCGCAGCAGTTTTCAGGTGTCCAGCGAAACTAAGGAACGCTATAACCAGTGCACTAATATCGAGTGCGGCCATACATTCGTAACGCATGAAACATTTGTTCGCTCAGTGTGCCGCCCTCAAAAAATCAGCGCAGCCCCACCTCACCCAAAAGGCATGCAGGAACAATTTGCATACTAACCCGCTAAGGCGGGTTTTTTTATGCCTGCCGTCGCCACAACCAAAACACCGTCGCCATTTTGCCGCCACTGGCATAAAAAAAGGGGCTACGCTTTCACGTAACCCCTTGTTTTATTTGGTGGAGCTGGCGGGAGTTGAACCCGCGTCCGAAATTCCTACATCCTCGGTACTACATGCTTAGTCCAGTCTTTACATTCGCCTGGCAGCTGCGGACGGACACGCCACTACCAGACTAGCCTGATTAGTTTTAACGCTTCAACCCCAGGCAGGGCATCCACGCGATCTCTTTTGGGTTTGACCTCTCTTGATCCCCGTCCTAAGAGCGGAGGCTAGGGAGAGAGGGCTCTAAGCAGGTTATTAAGCTGCTAAAGCGTAGTTTTCGTCGTTTGCGACTATTTTTTTGCGGCTTTTTACGAGGCCAACCGCCCCTCGGCATGCACCTTGGGTTTCGCGAATCCCGTCGAATCCAGAATCAGCCCCAAAAGTGTAACGCTAAGTATAACAGAGTTTACCCGTGCGTGACCAGTCCATATCGTTTCGCCTGCTGACTGCTGCATTTTTGGCCTTATCGCTGAGGTCTCTGGTAGTTGCAAAAAGCGAGAGGGCGCTACACAAAGAGTCGTTATGTATAAGCGCATCATATTAAATACCCCCTGGATCTCCAGGCAAATAAAGAAAATAGAAAACACGATATATTTTTACGTTTATTTAAGAACGGAATGATTAATTCATTTTGGATGATTTTATTTTGCACTAATAACGGGTGTGGACTTTTTTTAAAATTCCAATACTTAGCAATTAATTAAGCGAGGTAGACCACATTTTTTATTCTGCAAGCCCTCTTTTTTTTATCATTTCTTTGCCAAACCGCACCGCGTTGCTTATACATTTTGATAAGGTTTTGTACACATAAACCGCTTCGTTTTGCGTTAAATCGCTGTTTTTAGTCTTTTTTAAAGGTATTTCATAACGTTTCTGTAAATTAACCCTCCCCGCTGCCGCCCTGTCTGGTAAGGGGTAACCCAT